CTAAAACATTTGAATCCGTAATTGTTCTTTCAAATATTTTGTTTTCGTTTCCGAATAGAAGGGCAATTACATTGATAATTATTACATATAAGCCTATTGAAGCTATCAAAGAAATGCTTTGATTCGACAGCTTTTTATTTAGTGGTAGATAGACTGTCTTTTCAATTAAATAGATAAGTACTGATACAATAACAAATGCAAATGCAATTGCAGCAAACCAGTTGTTTGTTATTATTAGTACCCACCAACATGAAAAAGCACCAGAAACAAAAATACCTCCATGGGCAAGGTGAAAAACTTTCGTTACTCTAAATATATAAGTAAAACCTATTGCGACAAGACTTAAAATAAGTCCTGAAACAAAGCTATTTACCAATATTTGCATTGTAGTTTCCATTTCAAAGTCAAATTAACATTTTTTTAATTATCCTTAATTATCCTTAATTTATTTTATATCAACAATGCGCCTAAATGATGAATTTAAAAATACTCGGAAGTTAAGACTTAATTTTTTTCAATATATTTCCAATAGCCCTTTCATTCATCCCCAATTCTCTTGCAATCTTCTTGATCGGGATTTCCTCTACATTTTCCATTATGTATCGTTCAAGGACTGAACGGAGTGATGTTATCATTGGGATTGAGACAGTAATTCCACCCAACTCCTTAATTAATACCCTTGCAGTTTCAATTCCACAGGTTTCAGCAACAATCTGGAAATGTTCCGGAAGATCCTTTTCCTCGAGTAAGTTTAGCACGTCGTCGTTACGCATAATTATAATCCTTCCTTAGATTATTTTGTAGAATGTTCCTTCAATACCAAGACCGGAAGCTATTTTTGTTTTAGCCACCAGTCTTGAAATTGAGTTTATTTTAAAAATTAGTTAGAACGGATCTTCATCATCCTCTTTTTGCTTCTCCCATTCTTGCTGCCAGGAGATTGGGTAATCCTTCTCAGAAATTTTGTTTGTCTTCATAAATTCATCGTCTCCTCCATACCTTTCAATGTATCTTTGACACGTTACATCGAAGTCGAACTTAGCATATCCAGTCTTTCCTATGAACTTGTGTTTCACTTTCTGAATATAGACAATAGGATTGCTCTTTGTGAAATCCGATGAAAATTTCCTGTAAACTACAAGTCCATTATCGGCAATGTTGAACCAGTTGGCTGATCCGGAAATATCATATAGTGTCGGCACCTCGAAATGATCATTGTCCTTTCTCTTTGGCATCTTCCGAGGATGTGCCACAAGTATTAAATGTATGTCATGGAGCCTTGCAAAGTATTTTAGCTGATTCAAGACTTTGCCTGTATAAATAGTCTCGGTTTCGTTTCCAATCTGGTGTTCGAGTGTGTTCCAAGGATCAATAATGAGACCTTTAATTCCATGTTTTAAGACGAGACCGCTTGCAGCCTCAAGAATCCTTTCTAACTTATATTCCTCATTGTCTGGTAGAATGAAGTAAACATGGTCATTTATGAAATCTCTTGCTTGAATCATCTCTTCCATACTCATCCGTCCGTTATATTCCTTCATAAACGGCTTTCCAACCATGATCTCACATAGTCTTAATAGATGGATTTCAATCGTTGCATTCTCCGGAGAGAAGATGCCCCAAGACCAGTTGTGGTTTTCTGCAAGTTTAAGCATGATCTGATCCATGAAATTCGACTTTCCGTGGCTTGGAATTCCGGTAACAATTGTAAGCTGAGAGCCATAAAAGGTTATATGCTCATCAAATTCACTGTAACCAGTCTTTGCTCCGTTTGGGAATCCATTCTCGTACAGGTCAAGTAGCTCGTCACGTCTTTCATTGGCATAGTGAATGCCTTCGATTGGATATAGTTCTGCCTGATCGATACATTCTTTCAACTTATCCTTACCAAGTTTCATCAAGACTTCATTGGCATCCTTACATCCTTCCGGAAACCTTACAATCCAACATCTACTCTTACCAAGTCTTCTTGCAAGCTCTTCCCTGAGCCTGATTCCGGGACCGTCCATGTCTGTTGCAAGATAGATTCTGTGCTTGTCTTTAAAGTATTCCGAACAATTGTCAAGATAGTCGAGCTTTGTATGAATATTCTTAACTTCCGGATTGATGCCGCCATCTGGCACTGAAACTGCATTCTTAAAGCCTGCAACCTCAAAAGCAAGGCTATCCATCTCGCCCTCCGTAACGATTGCGTCAGTCTCATTTTCAAGATCATTAATCTTATAAAAAATTTTCTGACCTCCTTTCACCTGCTGGAACAATTTCCGAGGACTCCTGTACTTGATGTTAACAAGAGTTTCACCCACAAAGTAATTGAAACATATACAAGTATCTTCCTTTTCAAGTTGTGACATGAAAACTTTCTCAATCGTTATCTTGTTCCTGTCAACGATTTCTTTCGGAATCATCCTCTTTTCAAACCATTGGTAGGCATTTTCAGTCGGACTCTCAGCATTTGTCTTGACTGGCTTTGGAATAAAAGGTTTGTTATTATCCCTCATATAGAGCCCTCCTGCCCAACCACAGTGCTGGCAAAGCCATGTGCCTTTCTCAATATTAACGCAAAGGCAAGTGACATTTTGATTTTCCTTTTTGCGTGTATGGGAGCATTTAGGACAAATGACTCTTTGTTCGATTTTTCCTCTTGGACTAATTCCATATATTCCAAAATCCTCATAAATTGCCGCCATTCTTTTCCCCATTAAAATGGTAGATCGTCATAATCTGGCTCCGGGGTATTGTCCTTGTACTCAGTTTTATAGGATTTCGGCTTTGGCTGTTCCTCGTTTCCACCCTCAACGAATAAATTATAGTCAGGGTGATTGTCCTTTTGCTTTTTATTCCTGAAAACCAGGTATTTAACTCCATCCTGCGTTTTACCGGATAAATAAACCTGACCATCTTTTGATGTCGCTTTATAAAGTCCTGTTAACTTTATCATTTTATTGTCCTTATTGAATATGCATAATTTTTAATAACTTCGTTAAAAGCGGATTGGGCTGCAAGTTGTGGCGTCATTTCTCCATCAAACTCCATGATGGCAGCCCTTTCCTCGTATTCGTAAGAGTCTATTCCATAGAATAGCTTCCTTGTGTACATTGCATCGAGCTCGGCATGAGTTCTCGATTTTTCAGGGAATATTTCCATATCACATCACCATCTTGTCATCAGGGAAATATCTCTGCTTGAAATCGAGTATATTGGCTGGCATCCAAGTCGTGTAAGTCCATTTACGACTAAACTCCTGCATGGTCTTGTAGAATTCTGCTTTTGACCAATTCTCCGCCTTTATCAGCCTGTATGTAAGCATCACCTTCTTGGCATATTTGCTTTCCGGATTGGACAAATCCTGATCCGGAAAGAGTGAATCCAGGATCTTCACAAATTCATTGAATTCTGTCGAACCAATCTGGGAGTTGTCCTTGGAGTTCGTATAGTCTATTTGCTGTTCCATTAGTCTTTTCCTTTTTGTTTTCAAAGAATTCCTGTTCCCAACACCTCTGGTTTATCCAAGTCTGGAAGTTCTTCCACTCTGGCACGAACTGGCTTTTCGACTTGAGACGCCTCTTGTGTTCAATCTCATTCTCGATAGCGGGTTTAATCAGATACACCGCATTTTTCCAGTCTTTGTGCTTCTTTCTGAAATTCTCATACTCGGTCTCAAGACCACGCTTGGTTCCCGGGAACAGTTTACGCCCCTCATCGAAAATCAATTCTTCGGGCGGAGGTTCCTTTTTTTCTTTTGGAAGATTTTCTTTTTCTTCTTCTTCTTGTTTAGTTTTATTTAGTTTTAAGAAGTCAAAAGCAATCTCACTACTTTGGGTATCACTTAGGGTGTCACTTTGGGTACTACTTAGGGTATCGCTTTGGGTATCACTTAGGTATAAACTATTTATACCTAAACGTGTACCTAAAATTAAAATCTGATATTCCGTTAGCTCCCTCTTGACCTTTCCCGATTTGAACTCAATTAATCCAGCCCTTACCAGCCTATCACGGCAGCGTTGCAAAGTCGGTTCGCTTATGTTCAACACCGCACAGATAACCATGTTTGCTTCCCTAAAAGGATTCTTCCATCCAAGGGAGTTCGCAGTATTTAACAGATGAAAATACAGTGCTATCTCACTTGTACTGAAACAATTCTCTTTATGACAAGTCCAGAACTGATTAATTAGTTCTATGTAATTGAGTTTCTGTTCCATTTGTGCCTTCCTTGTTAATCAAGGATGGCAGTCTGAACATCCTCATACCTGAAAACATTACCAAAGCATTCCATTTCACAATCCCTGTTTCCGTAGAAAAGCCTTTCAATGTTAGAACAGGATTTATCACCGCCAAATCTTTCGATTAGGGGTGTAATAGCATTACGATAATCAGTTGGGTTTGCTATTGTCTTATCCATGACAAACACAATCCTGAATCTCTCAAAATCCACTTTATGGCTTGGTGTTGTGTAAATTAGTATTGCGTTTTCTTTGATGTACATATCAGCCTTAGCTGCTTCATAGGTCCAATAACCTTCCTCAATTGTCTTTATTCGTTTGTCATACTTCTTAGTAAGGCTGTTATGTGTCTTGATGTCATTGTCGATGTCTATAGCCAATATCTGTGCGAATTTGATGTCTTTTGTCGAAGGCTTCCTGCCTGATGCATTGGGTTTCAGAACGCCGGGTGAAAAAGCAAATCCGTTCATAATGTGATCGGCAAGTTCCTGTCCGGACATTTCTGCATTACGCCATCCATAGATTGATGGGTTAGCCTTGTTAATCATGTTCTTATTTATGGATAATTGGAATTTCATAATATTTCAGATTTTTGATTTTTAAAAATGCCCCGGCTGCCTCGTTTAATTAATTGAGGTATTGAAGACTTGAAACAACCGGGGATTAATTGATTTCTTAAGCCACCATCTCAGTCGTGATATTGAGTTCGGTGTCACCAACACGAGTGACAATCATCTGCAGACCGGATTCGATTGCCTTATGCCTGAACTCATTGAATGTATCATGGTCAAGTCTCTCGATGCCATCCACACAGATTATTCCAAGATCGTTTGCTCGAAGTTTGGCAACCTCGACTGCAATCTTTACCTGTTCGGCGGTATTTAACTTGTCAAAGACAATGTTCTGACAATAGATTTCTCCATCTTTTACCTCAAGACCTTTAACAGGCAGATCCTTGAGAAGTTTTGCTTTAAGAGTATCAAGTCCTGTCAATGCATTGTTGAGTTTTTCAGTTTCTTCCTTAAGTTCTTTGCACTCGTTGTTAAACTGATCGACAAGCTCTCTGGTCTTTTCCTGGGATGCCTGCTGCTTTTCCTGTCCCTGAAGAGTCGTTATTTCACTTATTAGAGGAAGGTACTTTTCATCAAACTTCTTCTGAATTTCTTCCTTTTGATTGTCGAAGCTCTCATTAATCCGGCTCTTTTCATCCTCATGCTCTTCTCTAAGCCTTTCGATTTCCTGCTGGAATCTTTCCTCTTCATCATCCATCTTACTGTTTCGCTTGGTCAAAGCCTGTTCGATGAATAACGACTTTTTAGCCTGCATCTCACCTTTACGGTTTTCGAGTACTTTCAGTTTTTCGGATAGTTCGGCTGGCGAAAATTCAAATTTCAATACCGATTCATTAAGCTGGGTCATGGTGTTGACCTTCTCCTTCAATGCCCTATTTACGCCTGTTCTTTCCTCATAGAACTGTTTGTAGATTCTTGAAATAACTTCCAAGGCGTGTCCTGAGAGATCATCTTTTACTCTTCCACTCATACCGTTTAGAGTATTTTCAAGGTTTTCTCTCGTGAGCTTCATTGGGATGGCTTCGAGCAGGAAATCGACTCTGTTTTTCTTATCTGCCGTCAAGAACTGGACTGGATTGACCGACAACATATCTATCAACTTGTCAATATAGGTCTGAGGCTTGCTGATCTTTTGACCATCCTTGTTGACGAGCTTCAAATCTGATTTTGTTGGCGTTACCGTCTTGGATAACTGAACACCGTCGTCGAGAATGAGAACGATTTCACCTTTTTCTGCTCCATTTCTAAGGAGTTTTGCATCATGACCGCCATTCAGGGCGTGCTTTATGGATTCGAGAATAGAAGTCTTGCCGGTTCCGTTTCTGCCTTCAATGAGAG